AGTAGCAGAGGGAATCTTTTGAAATGAGTAAGAAACGCAGGGTCACCTATAAACAGGAAGATGGTGATGATGGCTATTGCTTTTGCGTCCGAAAAGATGGAGTAGCAATAACCTACTCTTCTTTATCTAGGAGAGAAGCTTTCTACTATCGTGAAGAACTAGAATCCGAAATGTTGAAGATGGGAGAGAAATTGTATGTCTGATTCTACAGTCACTAAAACTGAAAGCGGAATTATATTTGACGGGGAAGAAGCAACTAAACTCTACGCTCTGATCTCTGCAAAACACATGCTGAAAGGTATGAAAATCGGACTACGCTGGAGAGGAATGACCCAGAAGAAAGTCATAGCTCAAATCGCAAAGCTAACAGAAGTCCCTGTCACAAAATATGAAGAGGCTATGGTAGCAGCTGATCAGCGCATCACCGAGTACAAATCTCGTCGCAATTCTTAAACTTGTCCGCCGAGCAATGCTGCACTAAATTGAAGATTTCCTAGGGAGAGTAACAATGATCGTTGGCGCTGGTATCATACCGACAAAAGAACAAGAAAAAGCAGTCACTGTTTTCCACGGCGTTCAACTCATGAGTCCGGCGTATCACGCACGCCACGATGATCTTTGGCCACCTAGAGCAGGTGAAGCCCTCCCTAAAGAAGAATGGCGTCGGGCGATCGATTTATATCTCGGTAACTTTTGTCGTCCAGAGAAGACTATCGCGAATCACGTCAAGTGCGTTGCCTGTGACCTAGAACTTTCAGGGTCTCAGCTAACTTATAGGAAGTCAGCTCTCAAATTGAATACTGAAACAGAGTCTGCAGAAGCCTCTTGTTCCCGTTGCGGATACCCTGTTCGCTGTAAACACAAGATCACAATGCCTGCCCCAAACGAACACGTTATTTTAGTGGTCTTAGACTTCTTCCCTATGTGTTATCATCCGACAGCGACAGAAAATCGCAAAGCAAAGAATTAGATGCCTTGTTACGTTGACAGAGCGAGAAACACATACGGGCGGATGATCATGTGTCATTTGATTGCAGATACTCAAGAAGAATTACACGCAATGGCTGAGAAAATAGGAATGAAACCTCAGTGGTTCCAGCCTGTGAGTTTTCCCCACTGTGATTTGAGTTTGACCAGAAGATCATTAGCTATTGAACTAGGTGCTGTGGAAGTAGATCGCCGCCAGTTGATCACCAAGATAAGGGAAATTCGGGCAAATGGTAATCACTTCTAAAGATTCCTTAATAGGGTCTAGAGTCTACAGAACATCAGCTACCGGGAAGCAGGAGTCTGGTATAGTAACCTCAGCTAATGAAGCCTGGATATACGTCCGTTTTGAAAATCAAGAGAAGCCCACTCCCTGTCACGCCCGCAGCTTAACAGACAGCCTTGGCCAAACCTTAAAGAACTTTTCTGGAGCAATCTCGAAGCCGTTTAAGCCTGTCAAATAGTTATTGCTGCCGCCCGCCCCGCTTATTAAAACAGAGCCTGTAAGAGCCTTAAATTACTTCGCTGTCTAGCGAACTGTTGAGCTCAACCTTCCAGTTAGATACAGGAGTTTCGAGCATTTCTTTATCAGGTGTGTAGAGTTTCTTTGCTACACCGTCCATCTTAATAGACGGCCCTGTGATTATCCCAGCCTTTAGAAGTATGGATTCAAATTTCACAGTGTCGTAAGGAAATTTAATCCTATTGGCTTCAGCTATACCGCGAATCTGTTCTGCTGTAAAAACTTTCCTTCTTAACGCGCCGATCTTCTCTGACATTGCCCATTTCAGCATGTGGAAGAATTCGTCAAACCTACCCAACTCAAACTTATCACTTCTGTTCTCACTACGACTTCTATCTTTCTCCATCATGAGCCGCTTATGCGCGGTGATAGGAGCCCAGCTAGGATTCCAGTGATGCTTAGCTCGGAACCGTAATAAATAAGCAGCGATCCAACCTGCCCGATTACGTAATTCTTCGTCAAACATTTGCACTGTTTCTTCTTCTGTTAAAATCTCAGTAGGGTTCAACACCAACAGGCGACGATCGCTACCTTCTTCCCCAGAGTTATTCGCAAGTGCTAATGGGAAAAGATCGTTTGCAGTGACCATACAGTTCAGGAAATCTCGCTGTGATTTCTGGGACTTAGTTTTAATGTTGAGATTCTTAGCACCTACTGTTCTGTCGCTAAGTTTTGATGGGTTGAAAGGCTTGTAAGAATGGCGCTTCTTGAGCTCTTCATATACAGCCGTATCGTCTTGAGATTTAGCCTCTCCCAACTCGTAGAAGAGTGTACCGTCTTCCCAATCCTGGAAATCACCTAGAAAATGTTTGACACTAATTGTCAATGCTCGTTTATGGCCGAAGAGCTCTTTAAAGACGTCTAGGAAATAAGATTTACCAGTGCCGTTCTGCTTCGACACGAGCATAATAATCCAGCCGCGCTTATCCATAGGTCTACGCAGCATTTCGGAAAAATGCCATGTTAGGGCGTCAACTACAGGACGATTTTCACTGCCCTCAATATACCCTTCACCTCCGAAGTTAGGTTCTGGTTCAGCTATTTCACCTTTACACACCCTGTCAAGATGAGCGATAAAATACTTAGCATTCTCGGCAATCTCTTCGTCAGAAACATGTCTATTATTCGCTATACTTAAGCCTTCTACCAGAACTGGACTGGGATACCACTCGTTAAGAAACGATTTACCGTTCGGGGCTTTGAGTATGGTTTCCTCTCCGGGGACAAAATCAAGATCGTCCACACGACTAGAACCTAAGTCAGACAGAAATTTCGTGCTCGGGGGATTACTCTTCTCTTTGTATCTGGTGAACGTCCTATCAAATGCTGTTGGAGACCAGATTAAAGCCCTGTCAACCATATTATAAAAAGAATCAGTCTGCGAAACGTAAACCCATTCACGCATTACTCTTTCGAAACTGTCAACTAGTTCCGCACGTTCTAATTCTACTAATGGGTCAATTGGGCAATCTTCGTCCCAATCTGCAAGATCCCACCGCGGCGGCAAACTAGGGAAGTTTTCTACACGCACTATTCTTATCTCACGTGGTTTATTTTCCATAGTCTGGAACAGAAGTTGGACCTGTCTTGCAGAATCACGTCCGGCGACGTCATTATCTGGCCAGATGACGACTTCAGTATCCGTCCACAAATCATCATCAGGCAACCACATCTTACTAGCGCCAGTGACACCAGAATAACTAAGTACTTTCCATTGGTCGCCGAAGATTTCTTGCGCTTTATCGGCAGCACTTTCACCTTCAACAAATAAGACCCTTATTGTAGGACCTCGGGATAACTTCTCAAGACCATACGCCGGAACTAGTTTCTTATCCCAAGCTTTTTTCACCCAACCAGATTCTGCACGATATGTTAATACGTAGACTTCTTTAGAAGTTCTACGGTCGTCTATTCTGTATTTCCAACCAAGTGTGCTGCCATCCGTATCAAGAACTCTCCAGCGATTCTTGATAATACCACGGTCTTTACGAATACAGTGGGATTCCCGGACAGCTTCCCATTCTACCTGTTCTTCTGGGATCGGGAATACTAAAGGGTCACCCTGTGCATCTTTCAAGGTTTTCTTTGCGTCTTTTAGATCTAAGAACTTTTCATCAACTAACCATTGAACAGCCTGCGCTGTAGTAGATCGTAGAGTGCCTGCTACGAACTCTATTAGACCTTTGCCTCCTTGAGCATTGGCCTTACTCCAATCGCCCCAATGGTGATTTTGGAAATTGAAATCAAAACTCTTACCCATACCCCCTTCAAGAGACGCGAGTTTGAATCTATTACCGTCAACTATACCTTCCGGTCTAAGCTGGCGTAAGATTTTCTCGGTAGCGGAACGGTCTGGTAAAAATAAAGAATTTATTTCTTTGACGTCGAGGACAGTCTCTAGAATGTCCGTAAAGCGTTTTAATTCCATGTAAGCACCATTCATGATAGGTAAAAGTCACAGCATGGCTAGTGTAACAGGCACCAAACTGAGAAGCAAGCAATAATAAAAAAATATGAGTTAAATCAATGACTTGCATAAGACTGCTAAATAAGCTGCTAAGCCTTGCTAAACGAAGCATTTAGGGCTATTTAATAGTTAAGCGGTGCAACAGTGCATGTCTGCTAATTAAGGATTTTACTATGGTCTTTACCATTGAGAAAAATGTTCCTCTGCCTGCTGAAGGTCTAGAACTAAATCGCAGTTCTAAATACTGCTTCCATGAGATGGAAGTCGGTGACAGCTTCTTTGCTAGTCCCGATGCTGACGAAGAAACAGACGTAACGGTTATGCGGAATCGTATTTATAATGCGGCTCGAGCACATGGAATCAAGCTGGGGAAGAAATTCTACGCGAAAATCGTTAAAGAAAATCGCAATGGGGTTGAAGAAACAGGTGTTCGTATTTGGCGGCTAGAAGACACGAAAGCTAAGTAATAACATTCCAGCAAAGGATGCCAGTATGAAAATGATTTCTACTATCATGTTTACATCTGAAGATGGTAGACGAGTGATTTGTGCAGAGAGTAAATATCACTGTAAAACTCGTGAAGCAGCTACAGAAAAAGGTAAAGAACTTCTTGCTCGCTATAGCAAAAAGCTCAAAGTTGTTTCTGTGCTACAATTCCCAGTGAAAGTCTATGAAGAGGCTCTTGACAGGTTCTCTGCAAATGACTTTCCTTTGATTTTGATTGATGATACCAAGGTAGAGTCCGAATTCTATTATGTGGAGAAAAAGAAATGAAACCTGTAAGGCTGCCAAACGAAGGTCTCATACTGAAGAAATCCAAACGAGTCTTCGATTCGCTTTATGAAAAATACCCAAGAGAACCAAACAGGATGAAATCTAACAACTTAGTGCAGGCCAGAGAGCAATGGGGGGTTGAAACTTATGGACTAAGTCGTAGGTATTTATCTAGTCTTGCTTCGGGACTCAATCCTTATATAACTGCTCGCCCTTTAGGAAATTTAGGTTTTGAAGTCTGGGTCAAAGATATAGAAACAGGTGAAATGGAAAAAGTCGATATTGGCGGGCCATGGGAAATAGATCACGGTGAATAAACCACTACCAACAAACGAGTCCAGCTTCTACATCAGGTGTAGAGACGAAACTCTAAGCTCCCTTTACTGGGAGCGTGTAGAACCAGTTACTGAAAGTGGCTTTCCTGATGCGGTTGTTACCGATCGTAAGTCAGGAATGGACACACAGGTAGAATTGAAATTCTGTAAGACGCGAACGCCGAACCTGAACACTCTTATGAAACCTACTCAAAAAGCTAGTATAATAGATTATCAAAGGGGTGGTGGCCGGAAACGTGTGGTGCTAGTATGCAGTAATAAAGGGGTAGTTTTCTTCTACAGTACGAAAGCAGTAGTTGACTACCTAACGAAAAATACTGAGTATGCAACCGAAGTAAACCATATTGAAGATTCAGAAAATTCCTTATTGTTTAGGTTGTGGCTGCCCAGAATCTTAGAAACTATACATGGAGTAAGGTATGTCTAAGTTTGAACCTGCGCTTTCCCTGAAAATCTTTTCAGGAACAACAGAAAACACCCAGAAGAACATTGAATCTTTGATCTTCCCAGTGTTCGGGTCCATTAAATGGGACGGCTGGCGAATGTTTGATTTGGATGGTGTAGCCACTTGTCGTTCTTTGAAGCCTCCAAGGAATTACAGTTTGCAGAAAGATATGGCTGAGCTTTACGCAGCTTGCAGAGACCACGGTTGTCACGGACTAGACGGGGAAATCATGGCCGGCGACCGAATGTCCCATAATGTGATGCAGGCGACCACTAGCTTCTGCAACAGCTACGAAAACACAGCTGAAAAAACATACATGGTATTTGATTTGTTTGACAAGCCAGAGTTACCAGCTGAGGATCGCCACTTCCGTCTGTTGGAACTTGTAGAAAAGTTAGAACGTGAATTCCCATGGGTGCATTATACTCCGCAGCACCCTGTCCATTCTTATGAAGAAGCACTTATTATGATGCAGCAAGTAGTTGAAGAAGGTGGGGAAGGTATGATGGGCAAACAAGTCTATGCACCTTATAACTTCAAGCGGGCGACAACTAAGAATCCGGTGCTCTGGGCGCTGAAACCTTACGCAGATGCCGAAGCTGAGATTCTAGGCTACGAAGAAGAAATGCAGAATAACAATGTGCAGGAAAAAGATGAACGTGGGAACTCTAAACGGTCTGGTCATAAAGCGAATCTAGTCGGCAAGAACACCATGGGTAAAGCAATTTGTCGCCATCCAGATTTCGCAGAGACTTTTAGTGTTGGTGCAGGTGTCGGATTAACGGCGGCTCTACGGAAAGAGATTTGGGAAGACCGAGATAATCTTACCACTGCCTCGTGTGGGGTGAAGTTGAAATTCAAGTATCTAGAAATCGGTGTAATTGACCGACCCCGCCAGCCTAAATGGGGCGGGCTTCGCTATCCGGAGGATATGGCTTCATGACGGAAATCGATGCATACTTTTTGAAGAGAGAAACCAGATGATTAATCTACTGAGAACATTAGCACTTGCGGTTGGAATAACCATAGTGCATAGTTTCCCTGTTAGCGCGGCACAAGATAGGGTCAGGTTAAAAGAGGAATGTACTCGTGACCGGTGTGTTTATTATGATCGCTCTGGCAACCGCGTAGGAAGCGTAACTCGTGATGACACTGGTCGTTTAGAGATACGGGACAAACGCAACAATCTTAAGGCCAAAATTCGGGAGAATGATGATGGATCTAAAGAAATTACAAGCTATGATTCGTGGAGGTAAAATCTTTTCAGTAGAGTTTATCAAGCGAACTGATGGCACCAAGCGGTTGATGGTAGCTCGGACGGGTGTTAAGAAACATCTTAGTGGCAACGATACTCGGTTGTGGCAACCAGCCGATCACAATCTGGTTGCAGTTTACGACATGCAGAAAAGAGCTTACCGGCATATACCAGCCGACTCTATTCTTCGCATCCGAGCAGGCGGCAAAGAATACATTCCTCCTCAACGGGCAGCGGCTGCATTTTAAGTTTGTCTAAAGAGTAAACCAAGGCTAAGGTAAAAGTCGGTAAACATTGAGTTCCTCAATCTGAACCGTGCTTCTCCCGAGCTAAGAAACCCCGGCCCTCAAAAGCCGGGGTTTCCGATTATGGAGTTGTTGTCTTACAGACACCAACAAATCAGGACATTATAGAGTATCTATAGTGTGTTAGGCTTAGGCATTGTGCAAGCCACCAGCCACCATTGCACCACAGAAGCCTCATAAACAGCATTAATTTAAGAATCTCTAGTGGGTGTTAAGCAGCGCTGCCTAACGCCTTGTTTTGAAAGCTTACTGACCGCCAATAGAGCCTTCTACAGCAGCATGAGAAAGGGCCGGGTAGCGGTATGCCACCCGGCCCTAGCCTTGCTCGATGAGCCTTGTATTAAGTAGGTCTTACCGATTCAATAAGTTCGCAGGTATTACCGACGCAAGCAAACTCACGAGTCCCTGCAACGGTATCTTCACCCTTTTCGTAATCCGCCATCTTGGACCAGTCAATGTTCTTGGGTTGTTTATCCAAGGCTTCGTTGTATTCAGCTTCTGTGCAAGTCGTATAAGGTAGTTGGGGATAGCTGCTATCTGCTTCAAAATGAGGTAAGAAACTCATTCCGGCGAGATCATCGAAGTTATCATACACCCAGCCACCGACAGCAGGCCATTCGCTTTCCCGGATACTGATCGTGCATGAAACAGCATGCTCACTCCAGTTCTGGTTGTAACATTTCACAAGTTCCATGTGCTGGATAGCAGTTACTTCGTCTCTCGTAACTGTATGTGCCGCTAGTTTCGTCGGGAACTTGAAGAATGTCATGTCTTGAGGCTTCGAATAGTGAGGCTCGTAGGCAAACCCAGAGTCCACCATAAACTGAGTAACTGGATCTTTGTTATCCTGCGAGACTCCCCGTATATGAAACGGGCTATGTCCTTGATGAATACCACTCGGGCAAAGCGCCAGCTGACTAACTGTTCCACTAGGCTTATTAGTCGTGATCGCAACGGAAGCTGGAATACCGATAACTTTAGCTTCTAAACGATTAGACTTGATGGCTTCTGACTTAAGTTTCTGCAACTTTATACTCAGCTTATCAAGGCCACTATCCCCCCGCATCATGGCGTTGTCATAAATACCTGTTAGCGAGACTCCCAGCAACCGCTCTTCTTCGCAATTTTTCTGCCACTCTGGCTCTACGAAATTGAAGCTGGTCTGTGTTGACTGCCATGTCCCAAGGACTGATGCGAGACGAACTTTATCTAGCATACTAGACACACTATCATTTTCACGGACGATTGCTTCGCTGAGGTTGCAAAGTTCACGATCCCGCAAAATGATTTCGCCGCACTGCGGGCCTACAATACCTTCAAACATACCGAGACCATTTTCTACCTCAGTATAGCAGAAAGTCTCTTCTTGAGAGTATGGGGTTACACTTACGATAGTTACATATCGACGACGTTCTGATAAAAATACAGGTTCTTTGAACTCCAACCTATTTGTTTTCAGACCTTTGGAGAGGATGTTCTGTGTTTCATAAGGACTTACTGTAAGTCTATGTGTCGGTTTAAAGAAAGCTCTTGAGCCGTTATCTTCACCGATAAAACCGAACCCTCCTTCTCCGGCGAGACTAAGTTGGCAATGACTGCCTAAGCCCAGGATAAGACGTTTGACGTCCATTAGGAATTCTCTATCTACTGCAAAGATCTGTATGGAATCAGAGCCTTCTTTCGTCTGAACACAGCAACCATCTGCATCTAGAAGTCCAGCCAACCAATTGATTCGGTAATCTAGACTGTGGTTGAGCGGAACAAAGTTCTTGGGAAGCATTTCACCATGTTTCCAGTCACGGCGATTGTATTCTGGAAGTGCTTCTTTAATGGTTCCCACTAATCTAGGGATGACTGCATACTTAGGTTCGTAAACCCAAGACCCGGTGGAATTCTTATTGCCGTCTCCGGAATAGAACCCTTGGCTGTAGGCGTCTATCTTTGGATCGGGTTCTACACCTTCCATAAGGTCAAACAAATCAAACTTACTGAGAGACATACCCGGCTTCAATTGGGAAGTCATGACCTTACGGTAGTGTGTTCTGCCTCTTCCCGGCGTAGGATGTTGTTTTTTCTCACCTGTTTTGCCAGGACCGTGAATCGCCCAACCATGATAGTCAGTAGCCTTGATACTCGTCCCGTCTGAGAATAAGATCTCACTAGTTTCGTTAAGTCCGGTTGAATAGGGTGTCACTGTCGACCATCTTACCCCGTTCCAAACTTCACAAGTCTTACCTTCTAATTGTGAGATCGGGAACCACCCTTTTCTCGTAGGAATCATGGTATCACCCGTCACACAGGGGTTAGTCCCCCAAGCATAACCATGTTCACGACGACCTAATCGCTGCACTTTTTCTTCAGCGCCATAACGGTTGAAGATACCGCGTTCACCAGACTTAGAGCGATATAATGCAGCCCACTCGTCCATGAAAATACCGACATCGGGCTTTTCAGTATAGCCAGCCGAGTTATTGGCCAACTGAAGATGAGGCTTGTCGGTGAACCAGTTACCTGATTTGATGTCCCTCATGCGAAGATCACTCAGGTTACTAATACTGATCAAAGCACTCCGGCGAACACCACCTACAACCACAATATCTCCGGTCTTGCAAGCAATCTCGTGAACTTCTGTGCTATGGAGTTTTCGTCCTTTAGCATCACGAAAAATCTTGATAGTGAAATCGTAAAGTTGACGGAGAGGCTCTGGTCCACTGGCTCGCCCACCAAAAATCTTAAGACGCTCACCAGCTTTGCGAATTAGGCTGTAGTCTATGTTAGGAACTTCACCGGCATACAAACAGGCGATAAGTTCGTCAAAGCCCTTGGACCAACCTAGCTTGGAATCACCTATCACGATTGTCTTGTCAACCTTAGTGAATTCATTAGGTACTTCAGGCAGTTTCTTAATGACTTGGCGCTCAACAGAGAAACCGACTCCCGTACCACACATAAGAATATACAGACATTCAGCGAAAGCGCGCGGACGGTCATATTCAAGATATGAACAGTTGTATCCGGCGATATTTTCTCTCTTTAGTGCGGGACCTGCCGTCATCATAGCCCGCATTGACGGGACTATTTCAAGTTTCAAAACAGCGTCATAAAGTTCAGAGCGTAGTGTCCGGGGAACTTTATAACCATGGCGTTCTTCAAGGTCAGATTCAAAGTGGTCAAAGTAGCGAGTGACTGTTTCGTCCCAATTTTCTCGGCGACCTAAGTCATCGCGGAATCTAGCGTAGCGGGTTTTATGTATGAAATTCTGGTAGTCTGTCGGCAACTGAACAGTCATATTAGCTTCTCCCTAGGTAAGCTGTATATAGTAGCAGCCCACAAGTGGAGACACAAGGTAAAAACAAGGGTTTACAAGCCTGTCAGAACACTTTAAGAACAGCTAGAGAGCTCTCGAGAACGTTCATTACAGGGGTGCGCCATTATGCCCTAGCCTAGCCGGTAAAGACGCTCGACGAGCCTACTAAACCCCTGTGAGTGGGGCTAATCTGCGACCGCCGCCCCGTTGACGGTAATGGTTAATAAGCTGAGAGAAAGCATCCACGATATCATCATGACTAGCTCCAGGGAAGGTCAGGATTTCCTCCAGAAAAGCTGCAATCCATGGGGCTTTTCTAGGGATGAATACTTTACCTGCTTCCATCATCGGCACACAGAGTTCAAACCTAAACTCTTTATCCCCTAACTTCTGAGGACTGATCGGGATAACATTTGAATTAATGGAGTGACGCAACACCTGGATCAGTGAAGTTCCAGTTCCTTTATTCTCTATCAGCACTGCATTTGTCTGGTGTTTCAAATTGAATCTAGGGACGTCCTGCATTAAGGTGTGGAATTCAACCCTCTGGCGATACATATCTGTCAAATAGATATTACGGCTACGAAGACCTATTGAGGCTGCAATCCCTACGGTAAAATCTGAACGCTCATTGACAGTCCCAGCGGTATCCCAGCTAGTGACATTCAACATAGGTTCATCTGGTAAAGTGTCGTATCTACCGAACCATTCCTGTCGAATTTCTCCTGTTTCAGCAGGGCGTGGACGTTGTTGATAAAGAGCATCCCACTCATCTGAGTTGTTCATTCCTCCTTCAATTTCACGAAGTTTAGAGACCGGATACTGGGAGGGCCATAACGCTTCCCCATAAGCACGACCCATTAAATCGTTTGCGGGGTCTTCGCAAATAGCTGTAAGACTTATTAGTTCAAAAGGTTCAATTTCACCCTTGGCCGACTTCTTAAGAATCTGTCCTGTCAAATCATCTTCATGCCAGCGGGTAGCGATAACGACGATCACTCCATTAGGTAGCAGGCGAGGAACAACGTCGGTAAAATACCAATCGCTGATCTTCTTTCGTTCTGTAGCAGAATATGCAATTTCCTTGGACTTGTAAGGATCATCAATAAGAATCAGGTTGGCACGACGACCAACCACTGTTCCGTTGACTCCAGTGGTGTAGTATTGTCCACCAGCCGTCGTTTCCCAACGATCTGCCGCCCTGCTATCGGCTGAAACTTTGATATCAAATAGTTGAGTGTAGTATTCACTACCTACCAAGTTTCTGACTTTGCGTCCTGTTTCAGCAGCAAATGGTTGAGTGTGGGAAGCAGCAATAATTTTATCGCGAGGGTGATTCCCCAACCAGAAGGCCGGAAAGTTATAGGAAGAATAAACTGATTTGGCATGTGCTGGCGGTGCGGCTATAATGATTCGTTTAGAGATTCCTCGGACTGCCCTATCAAGAGCGTCGCAAATGATTTTATGGTGTGGTGCAGGTAGAAGTTCACCTTCAGTAACGTATGGGACGAACGAAGCCATGTGAATCTTGGCTTCTTCTCTACGCTCCAGCTCAATTAAGAGCTCTTCTTCGTAGGTAGACATTAGAATGCTTCATCATTTACGGTCTTGATCGGCTTGAGATCATCTTGTGAAGGTAGAGCTTTTTGCTGAATCTTACTAAGGCGAGCACGTATTTCATCATTAGTCAATTTATGAGCAGCTACGGTCGTTGCTTCTTCTTCAGGCGGAGCACCCAAGTCTTCATATAGACCCGAAGCTTTACCCAAAGCTATCTCAGCTTTCAATGCTAGATTAAGATCAGGAGCTTCTATAACTACTTCAATACCTGTTTCAGGGTCTTCCCGGATAATACCGCTCATTGCAAGATCTCTAATCTCTTTGATTTTATTCACATGTTCTTCGTGGCTGTAGAGCTTGCCTTGTCTCATACTCTTAGCTCTTTCGTTAATTTCATTTCTAATCCGCGGGTCGTGGAGATAGAACTCGTCAAGCGAAGCTTCAATGCCCAAGGCAAAACCCATTTTTCGACGATCTCTTGCACAGAGAAAGTATTGCTCTGCAACAGCTTGAGCGAATTCTTCGGTGATCTCAATAGAACTGTTAGCTTTTCCATTTTTAGCCCATCTCATTACTGAGCCGCTAGAACACGATAGACTGCGTGACAAGCATCGACATCTGCCTCAGCATCATGCGCGTTATCAAACCCTCTCGGATCAACCAACATCTCATAGGCTTGCTTGAGAGAAGGCCATTTATATGTTCCAGGCTTCGTAGTGCTGGGGATCTTACAGACGTCTACAGATTTCTTCATCGTGCAGAATCGTGCTTTCTGTTGGAATATCAATCCAGCGCCACCTTCTCGCAACATGGCCACTGTCAGCATCTTAACATCGAATTCTTCGTTATGTGCAACTAGAATATCAGCTTTTCGGGCCATGGCATTAAAAGCCATCACCATTTCCCGACGACTGATGCCACAACGAGCAGTCATTGTCCGGTCAATACGATGGATCTCTAAGGCTTTTTCTTCTATCTCACGCTCACCATGAACGAACACATTGAGCTTACTGACGATAACTCCGTCAAGCGAGAGTTTAGCACAGAGTTGGACAACTTCAGGTTGACATTTATCACCTAGGTCTTTTCTAAAATCTAGCAGACCAGACGTTTCGGTATCAAAAATTAGTGCGAGCATTTAGTATTCTCCCAGAGTATTGTAAGAGAATATACTCACTTAGCTCCGTTGACAAGTGTGATTTACTGATCTTTGACCAGAGTTTCGAAATTACCAGTCTCTGAAAATCTAGAATAAAATGACTGTCTGCCCTGCATTAAAGCTAGATTGTAAATAAGAACGATAGGGTAAGATCATGCTATCACTTTCACCTTGGTAGCTGCACGAGTGACGGCTGTGTATAACCATCTACGCCAAACATCAATATCATTTCTAGGCCAATCGTCACAGACAATGACTTCTTGCCATTCGGAACCTTGAGACTGGTGACAGGTTATTGCATACCCGAACCAGAATTTCCCGTAAGCCTCATCCAAGAATTCTGTTTTACTGCGACCTCCGAAACCAGAAGTCCAAGCAGACACATTTTCAATTATTAGCCCGTATGGGTCTTTGAGGGTCATGAGAGTTACCGTACCATTTCTGGCTTGTTCTGAGCTTACTACTTCATAAAGCTCGCCATTCATAATGCCGATACCTTTGTCGTTATAGACAGCTACTACTTTCTCCCCAGCTACAGGGTAGGGAGTTGAGAGATTTTTAAGTTTGCGAATGTAGTTACAGAGTTTTTCGCGAGTTCTATGTGTACCTACTAGTATTTGATCAGCTGCCAGCCAGTCTTCATCGGGTAGAGTGTTACGATTAAATAATTGCACACTCTCATTACGTTCAATACTTTTACTATTTCTAATTCTTTCTCCTGCTAGCGGAATACCGGCACCAGCACCTTTCTGTCGCTCAATACGTGTGAGAACAGTATTAGCCCGTTTCCCATCCCAATATGCCTTAGCTCGGACCGGAGGCAACTGGAAAGGGTCTCCTACTAAGAGAACAGGGATACCAATCTTCATTAGATCATTCCCCTGTGCGAGATTAACCATAGAGGCCTCATCACAGATAATAATATCATACCTAGAAGATATTTCTGAAGGATCTTTCAAACGAGTAGGCATATCTTGAGCTAAGATTTCCTTGATCTCTTCACGATGTTGCTGCATACGTTCTTTCTTCATTACCTGAAATAATTTGTTGCGTGGTTCAGCTTCATCAGGTAACTGGATATTTTCATAAACTAAGATTTGAGTTATGCGACTAGCTAAGAAAGACTCCTTGGCACGAAGACGCTCTTGTTCTAGTTGTTGACTTTCTATCTCACTGTCATGATAATTAGATTCCCATTGGCGCTGGAACTCTTCTTCCCATTCTGGGTCTTGGCTCTCTACAAGAAGATCACCAAGTTGTACGAAACTACTCGCTTCGTCCCAGCTACGTAATCTCACTCTAACTAATTCAAGTTCTTCTCTCTGACTGGCGTATAGCAGACTAAACAATGTTCGTGTGAATAGTCCAGTCTTGTTAGCTAGAACTTTTGCTGCTCGATTTGTCGGGGCAACTAAAGCTATCCGGGCAAGAGGAATGCCCAGCTTTTCAAATAGTGATTTAACCAGTGAAGTTTTCCCTGTTCCGGCATACCCCTGTAGGATATAAACCAGAACTGCAAGATCACCTACAGTCAACCCCTCTTTCTTAAGCTTTTTGATCTTCTTGAACCATGCTTCAATATCGTTGACTGCCGCCTGTTGTTGATTGTTAAATGGGAAGAAGACTCCAGCGACAGTTATACCATCACGTTTTTCTTCAGGTTCAGCTAGATTGAAATTTTCCATGTTCTCCATGCTCCTGCGGGAGTTAGTGTTGGGAAGGCCAGTAATATTCTTGAGTTGGGTCATCTTTCCAACCATATTTACCATAGAAGATAGGATCTTTCCGTAGAAGATTACTGCGGTGACTACTGTGGAACTTTTCGTCATCCCACCAGTTCGGCATCACTACTTTATCACAGTCTGGCAACATAAAAGGCATCGTATTGTTGTAGCCTCTAGTAACCCACTCTTCTATACAGAGATCGTGATATAGTGCTAAGGCTGTTTCGTAGCCTACCCACTGAAGAGTCGCAGGGTGGTTCTGCCAACCTGCGTGGCCTCTGGCATACTGCTCGCCTGTTATACCTAATTTTGCGAAATCGTAATGAACAGGGATAGCTTTTATCAGTAGGGGTATAGTCAAAGTCTTTAAAATCTGTTTAGTTTCTACACGCTGTTTTCCCAGACGTCTATAATCTAGCGCCTGCATTGATCTTTGTATATTATCGTATGGCGCAAACGTCTGCATTCACTCGGCCTCGCAACTAATTTGTTCCCACCAAGCGGGGAACTTCTTTAGTATACTAGCCCACTTATAGTCGGTTACCAATTTCAAAGTGTTCTGTCTATTCGCATTACCGGGCGTTAATTGTATCGGTAGATCACTCGTATTCAATAGATTCACGAGTTGTAAATTACGTCCGTAATCAGAAGAAGCAATAAACTCTTCTATTCTAGTGCGTTTAGCAGGTGCTACTTCTCCTCCGGAAAGGAAGGACTTAATAACTGTTGGACCTACTCCGTATATGCCCGGAATTTCATCTGAACCGTCGCCGTTTAGAGCTTTGGCTCTTAAGAAAGTTTTACCGTCTCGAAAACCTGTAACCTTTTGAAAATTATCGGCAGTGATTAGGGTCTTCGGGGTGACTTTACCGTCGTAAGCATATTTGATGTAAAGGGAAACTCCCGGACGAACAAGCTGAATCCAATCTTGGTCGTTACTAAGAAGAACTACTTCTAGTCCGTGGGAGATGTATTCTTTTGTCATGTATGCACCGACGTCATCCCCTTCATGACCGGGTGCCATATACTGATCGGCCCCAACAGAAACAAGCAGAGGCTTCACGAAATTCTCTCGCTGATCTCTAACTAATTGATTGCTAGGTTTCCGGTTCGCTTTATAGGCCGGGAAGATTTCAGTACGTCTCGCATTACCACCTTCCCAGCAAACAGCTATTTTTTCAATCGGGCCTGTATGTTTGATAGTACTTGCTAGAGTCTGGAAAAAGTTGAAAGAATACCCGTTAGTGAATCCACTTAACAGACCAGAAATAGTCTTCAAAACGGACATACCGTCAACAACTAGAATAGCCATAATATCTTACCTTTATGAACGTGTTTTAAGCCTCATACAGCGTGTCGGGTTAACGCCCGGTGCTGCCGTAACCCCCTGCCCCACGGACCGTTTCAGAAAGCTCTTCTACAGTGTGGAAACTAGCTTTTATAGTAGGGGTAAACACTATTTGCGCCACGCGGTCTCCGGCTGCAATATCATAAGTTGTCGCCCCAGCATTATGAAGTATTACTCTCCACTCACCACGATAATCAGAATCAATAACACCAGCAAGAACCACCATACCTTTCGCAGCCATTCCCGAACGAGTCTTCATCTGCCCGTGGACATGGTCCGGCATATCAGCGGCAAAGCCTAACGGAACTAATTCCGTGTGACCTGGAGCTATACTCATATCTACGACTGATTTGACATCATAGCCAGCGGCGACGAAACTGCCCTGATATGGAATCTCTGCTAGAGGATGCAGTAACTTAAATGCAATCTGAACTGGTATCATGCTTCTTCTCCTATGAATCGGCGATAATTACGCCCACCTTCTTTACCTGAAGATATTCCCCAATTCTTACCAGTACCGACATCAACAACAATCGGTATTGTCATCTTCAGCGAATTTTCCATCAGATACTTAGCCCTCTTGACTACTTCTGGGTCACTAGTGCTAATGTCTATTTCATCATGAACTGTGCCGTGCGGGAGAATACCATTCCGGTAGAGGTCGCGCATTGCCAGTTTTGTCATGTCTGCAGAAGTACCCTGTATCAGGCGATTAAGCGCCTTATTGAGATACATATACTTTCCGGCTTCATCTTTAGGAAAGTGGAATCTGCGCCCCATAGGAGTTACGATATAACCTTTTGACCTAACTCTATTCTTACAGATTTCGGCTAATTGCCTAATGTAGGGAGCTGATTCATCAAAGGCATTCATGATCTCTACACCTTCAGGACCCGCTTTCATAATTTCAATTTCTTTACCGCCTGTAATCCAGGTAGACATAGTATAAGGGAGCCCTAATTGGTAACAGAGCTTACCTCCTCCCATACCATAGGCAATACCGAGACCGATAGTCTTAACAGGTTTTCTGGCTGACTTAGCGTTAGGGGCGAAATCCGGCTTCTTCTTCAGGAGTAAAATAGCGTTCTGCAAATGGATATCTGTATTAGGGTCTTCACGAAACTTTTCAGCCATCGCGTGAGCACCTTTGCATTTTGTCAATTCAGCAAAGTGAATAATTCCTCTAGGCTCCTGGGAAGAATAATCTAGACCATGCCATTCTTCCCCTTCTTCGGGCAAGAACAATCCTCTTACCAAGGAACCCAGCTGAAAATCTGCGTTTGGGTCATCCCTCTCCGGCGACGGTATCTGTTGGAAATTAGGACCAGAACTAGAATAACGCCCGCTGACCGCACCCTTGGAAGTGGTCTTCAGTTCTTTCCCAATAACTCCACCCGCCCCATCATCGCTGTCTTTCCTTAACTGATTGAAGTTCGGAAATATCCGGCCGCGTTGCTGAAGGTTGAGGATAGCATTTTCAATGAAGGTGGCTCTGTTATTTGATACCTTACGACCTGTAAGAATGGTGTCCGAGATCGGATGCTTGAGAGAGCGCAACCAGTCTTGAGTAATGCTCGGTTGCTGCGTCTTAGCTGTTCGCTCATAAGTAATCCCGATCTTGTCAAAAACGGTAGCCAACTCAGCAGCGTTATCCCAACTGCCGATTAGGATTCCTGTTTCTCGCTTGATGAACTTCCTAGCACTAGCTTCTGCTTCAAGGAGAATCTTCTGCTGTAATTCTGCTTCGTCAACGTCTACTCGAACCCCGCGCATCCGCATTTTGATGTGCATTGGGATAAGGTCAAGTTCTAGCTGGTAAACACGAGAAAGATCATCAGCTTCTATTACCGGGTTAAAGTAATCCCAAAGACCCCTTGTTACAGCGGTATCTTGATTAGCATAAAGTCCGACTAGGTTAGGGTGGAATCTCATCATGTGCTTCTTGACGTTATCTTTCTTAGAGTTTTTAATCCCTAAGAGTTTACCAGCTTCAAGGAGAAGATGCTCGTCTTTACCGAAACCCAGATAGTCTTTACCTAGCCTGTCAAGACTGTAGGCCATGCGATTTTCGTCAATGAGCGGAGCCTGATACATAACATCCTGGACGTCTCCAGACATCTTAATACCTTCGGCTTCCATCCAGCCCCAATCATACATGCTGTTCGCGAAAACTTTCGGCTGAGTATCATCTTTCGTAAGTTGTCCTGAAAGCCACCCCTTAACTTTCTTAGGGTCTAAGTTAGCTTCAGTGTGTCCTATCGGTAGATATTCGTGGAAGTTGTCGGCGTGGACGGAAATCCCGACGATCTTACCAGCGCCAGCGCCGAAGAGATCATACGCCCAGCCAGCACCACGTTCAGTTAGATAAGGGTCATGGGTTTCAGTATCAATAGTTATCGGTCCATAAAGCTCAGGATAACTAAAGTTGTCATTCGTAGGAACTTTGTAGTCAGCGGAAGCCGCAAGCGCACTAAGAAGATCGGTCACTATTTTCTCCCTAAACCGAGCACCCAACGCTAGGAAGGGTCTCGTAAAATCATGTATAATGGGAAATTATTCAGGTGACAAGGTTTTTGCGTGTTCTGGGTAACGCTCAAGTTTTAGATCTTCTAACACAACTAGTGCGATTTCTAAATCAAAAAGCTGCCCCCATGAAAGAAGAGCGATACATATAATATCTTCTGGGGTGTTTAATTCTAAGCTGTCACACCAGTCTAAGACTTCTCCTATCGGGACGGATCCTTCTGGCTCGCTATGCGTTTCTGGAAATTGTTTAGCGAGTTCTAAACGCTTCTCAATATAATGGGAGGCTTTTTGAAGATCTTGTAGACCGTTCTTCTGATCGTGACGTGAAACATACTTGGACGCAGCGCTCTCAAAATAACCGACTTTGTATTTACCACATAAATCCCAGTGCTGGATTGCTCCGGCTCGCTTGTAGTGATTTCCACCGTGTTGAATATCGTTAGCTTTTGACATGGTTAACTCCAGTCTGCCGAAAGGAAGGCTATTTCTGACACAGCTCTTTCAGCTATGATACCTACTACTGAATCCATACTCTTAATCGTTATGAGGATTTGTTCAGCCCTCGATAAAGATCTCATGAACAGTAGTTTAGCATTTCTATTCCCAGACATTACTTCATGGTGACAAGAAACACAAAAGTCCAGCTTGTCAAATACCGTCAATAGAAAATCTTCTACTGGACCCAGTTCAATAAGTGGGATTTGCATTTTCTTTAGATGTTCCTGCTCTAGGTTCTCACAGACTTCAAGGATTGAAGCGTTAGCCCACTTCACATGAGCTGGAACATCCCCAGTCGCAACTTCACCAGCG